GCGTTCTCATTAGCGTTGATAGTTGTGTTAACGTCTACAGTCTGAGCGTTAATCCTAAACATTCCACCAAGTCTAAAGTTACCTTTGTTAGCGTCAGGAGGAACTATACTTCCTTCTGATAATCCTAAATAGTTTACAAATATATTTGCTGTACCTGATGATGGGGCTGCTGTAAAGGTTAATGTAGTTCCGTCAGGTATACTATACGCTGTTGTGTCTTGAACAACCCCATCTACCGATACCAGAACGTCTTGTACATTCGACACAGTTCTATTAAGAGTAAATGTAGTATCACTCCCATCCCCGTTAAATCTCTGTACATCTGGTATATTCTGATAAGTTGTCGCTGCTTGATTTCCTATAAGTGCCATTAGGTTTGCTCCATAATTGATAGTGATGCATCGATCTTTGCAGCTACGCTGCAATCAATCTTTAATACGTCTGTCGCTTGCAACACAACTTTACCTCCACTTAAAACCTCTAATGAACTTCCAGCAGGAACTGGTACGTTATCTAATAGTTTTACTGTCTCATTCGTTTCTACGTCACTCGTGTCTGATACTAATTGTACGTCTACTGTAACCTGACTAGTATGTACGTTACATAGGATAAGTCCTAGAACGATTGTTGTAGTCGAATTAGGTACAGTATACAACGTCAGCGGTGCTCCAGCAGAAGCTGGCATAGCCGCATTCGATTTTAATTTAAATGTATTTGCCATAGTTTTTCCCTATCCTAATGCTATTGCTAATGCTGTGGCTTCGTCAGTCGCCGCTGTAGCGGTTGTTCCACCTATATCTGTTAATACCTCTGACGCAGAGCGTCCTTCTACTGTTGTGCCGTTAATTCTAAGAAAATCGTCATCAGCTACTCCTGATCCGAATTCAGCTACGTTACCACTTGCAATACCTTTTGTATTAGCCGCTACTGCGACCCAAGCAGATCCGTTATAATACTTTAATAAATTACTCGTTGAGTTATAAGCTAGATCTCCTTCATCATTACTAGAACCAGGATCAGAAGAACCTACTCTATACCTATCAGCAAAAGAATTTACGCCTGATATATTACTTGCTACTGTAGTAATGTTGCTGTTAGCACCAGCTACAGTTGTTACGTTACTTGCTATTCCTGCCACGGTAGTTACATTAGCGGCTACACCGGCTACGGTAGTTACGTTACTAGCTACTCCGGCTACAGTAGTAACATTAGCCTTTACCCCTTCTACTGCGTTTAAATCAGCTACGAAATCTGAGGTCGCAAGCTGGTTTAAGTCACTAACTATATCAGAAGTTCCAAGAGTATTTAAGTCAGCTACAAAATCACTAGTAATTAATGAGGCTTTAGCTGCGACTGATGATACTTCACTAGATATTCCGGCAACTGTAGTTACGTTTGCTTGTATTCCGCTTACAGTATTGATATGTCCTTGATTAGTAGTCGTTGGAGTAGTTCTTACCCACGTAGTATTACCTAAATCATACACTAGCATTACGTTATCAGACGTATTGAAGTACAACGCGCCATCGAGTAGCGTTGCTCCATCATTATCGACTGTCGGATTACTACTTTTTGTGCCTAAATACCTGTCATCAAAGCTATCGTAGCTAGCTGCAGCTGCAGTAGCACTAGCCGCTGCTTTAGCTGCATGGTGTAATGCTGAATAATTTGTACCATCAACAGTATTATCTTCAGCTTCAGTAGCCCATTCCTTTGCCGCACCTCTTCCAGCTGTATCTGTTACTCCTGTTCCTCCAACACTCCATGCTTTAGAGCTGAAGTCTGTCCCAGTAACAGCTCCATTTACTTTTGTTGCGTAATTAGTCGACGTAGTAGCGCTAGTAGCTGCGTTTGTAGCGCTTGTATTAGCTGCTGAGGCACTTGATAGCGCGGAGTTTGCTTGTGTTGTAGCGTTTGTAGCCTGAGTTGAGGCTGATGAGGCTGAAGCTGCCGCGTTAGTTGCACTAGTCGCTGCATTCGTCTCACTTGTAGCAGCGTTTGTCGCATTTGTACTAACTGAAGTTGTTGCATTACTAGCTGTTGTGGCGCTAGCGGCTGCTGCTGTGGCGCTTGAAGCTGCTGCAGTTGCAGAACCGGCTGCTGCGGTTGCAGAGGTTGCCGCTTCTGTAGCTTTTGTTGTCGCTGTGGTTGCTTGCGTAGTTGCTGTAGCTGCTTGAGTAGTAGCTGTAGTCGCGGAAGTTTGCGCCGACGCAACGTCTGCCGCCACCAAATCGGGTATACCATCAATTTTTGAGTCAGTAAATAAACCACCTTTAGCTGCATTGTCTGTAGCTCCTGTAAACTGACCCGCTCTTGCTGCTGTTGTCATTATATTAACCCTCTCCCGTTAAAATTTACTTGTATATTACCACCTGAAGAATTGCGTTTAGCATCTTCATCATTAAGTTCTTGAATTTCAGTATCAAACATTAACTTATATTTAGCGGCTTGCTCATTATCTCCAACATACGCAAAAATTTCAACTAATGCACCATATAATAGTATTCTTTCATTTTCATCTCGTAACCAATGAGGCACTTCTGTACCTATATAGTTAGCTGTATTTGTACCTGCGCCATCTGCAGAGGCTGTTGCCTCGGTAGATGTTGCATAAGCTGTAGTTGTATTACCATTTACAAAGTATAATGCTGTTGTACCACCTGATGTAGTCAAAAATCCAGCAGCATAGTTTAATACTGTAACCGCGTACTTAGCATCTAAGGCTGGTAAACGTCTATAGTATAGCATTTCAATAGCATTACCTGCGTTACTATTAGTATTTTCACCAAACGCGGGGCTTAGGTACAGAACATTACGTTCTCTTGTAAAGTAGTTATTAGCAGTATACTTTTCAGCGGATGGATCGTTAAACGTTCTTACATCTAATTTCTCGTTCCAAACTCTAGTAGGTAATCCTGCTGCGTCTACTTCTTTTATTTGTATAATTTCTATTAAGTCAAATGGAATTTTTATCTCAGTTCGACTTAATCTTGTTGAAGTGCTTGTAGTTGACGCAGCTTCTAATAGAGTCTTTTCGTACTCTGCTACGTTTTCTAAAGGAGGTACTCTTAACTTCCTGTATGCTTTATCAGCTGCATACTTTAAAGAGTCTTGGATTATGCTATCACTAACAACTTCCTCATCCCTGTTGCACCAACTACGTGCTAGTGCAGTAAGTTCAGCATAAGTCATGATACCCTCCTTATGTGTTTATTATTAAGTGAGGATATTCTTGCTTTAAAATTACTTTTAATTTTTTCATTTTGTCAGTATCTCGCATAAAGGTCTGATCATGTAAATCAATACCATAATCTTCTTTTATTTTAAGAGCAACTATATCTGGTATAGTAGCCATCTTACGAAATCCTTTATATCTAGTTCTGCCAAAGTAAGCTTCTTTATCCCTATCTTCTTTTGCACCATCAACGTATTGTTGAATGTTTTGTGTTGCTTGCCACTGTCCACTATCTAAGTCAAATCCTGCTTTAATAGATTTCTTAGGATCAACTGTGGCACTCATAAAATCAAATTCATATTGTTTAGCCATGTGTTACTCCTAGGTTGCAGGTTCTGTAATGGCAATGAATCTACCAGTCTTACCAATATAACCTAGTAAATCTCCAGCTGTTGCTGCTGCTGGATTGTCAGCTAATCCAGGATTTGGTTCAGCACCTGCTGATTCAGTAACAGTAACAAGCGATAGATGGGTTATTTTATAACCACCACCTGTTGCTGCACCTATTCTGTATACACACTTTTCTACTGGAAATATATTTCCGTTTGCTGCTTTTATAACGTACATTGTTCCCTCCGTTATTATTGTTAGTCTCTACCTGTGATTACGTTTCCGCCACCTTTGTAGTACTTAGATATTTTTCCGCCACCTGCAAGAGCTTTTGATTCTTTTCTATTTGCTAACGTTGCTCCTGCTAAACCTTTAAGCGCACCAAGAGCTGCAGGTTTATGTTTTTTACCATCAATTTTTATAGTGTGATCTTTACCTGTTTCAAAATTTGAAAATTTCGGAGGCATTTTTCTTCCTCTACCATAACCCATAATATTCTCCTATTAAATTAAAAAAATTGGGGAGGCGATTAAACCTCCCCAAAAGAGTCTTATGAAAGACCGTAAATAGCTCCGCAACCCTTTGGATTACGCACTTCAAGAGTGCACTCTTCAACCATCATTCCGACAGTTGAGTCACCCTTCTGTCCCACGTCGACCTCTTGTAGAGATCTTAGATAGGCAGTTGAGAACCACATTGGGTCATAGATGTAAGCTGCAAAGTCAGCCATATCTGGAATTCCACCACTAGTAAATTTAGTAGATGCATGACCATCACCTAAGATAGCAGCATGAGCATTAGTTAATCCCATGATGTAGTTAGGTACAACCATAATGTCACCAAAGTCAGACATATACACATCAACTGATTGTCGGAGTTTTCCGTCAGCATCCATGTTTCGTCTTACGCCAGTATCACTAACCATTAGGTCAGAGAAATCCCTACGTACTTTTGGAGAAACCATGATTTTAGTAGCTTTACCACCTTCCTCATAGATCTTCTGCATAACAGCATCAACATCTGTTAAAGCAAGAGAACCTCTTGTTGGAGCAGTAGTACCAGCGTTGATACTACCTCTAGGAATAGCAGTACCTTCATTGTCAGTTCCTGCACCTGTAGTCGCAGCAGAAGGAGCTTCCCATTGACCTACATAGTTACAAGTAGCTGTGCTGTTAACGAAAGATGAGTATCCACCAGCTGAACGCGAGTTAGCGTTCTGGGTTCCAACAGCATTTGAGATGTTGTGAGCATGAATCATATCAAACTCAACGTCACGTCGTAGTTCAGTACCACGCTTTTTAAGTTGATATGCGTATTCATCAGCTACACCAGCCTGATCAACAGCTCGTCTAGTTCCTGACACAGCAATAGTTTTACCATTGATCTGTGTATAGTTACCTAGTCTGGTTCTGTTAGGACCAGTATGAGCAAACTTGTCACCAGTAGCAGGTGTTGCACCTGTACCACCAGAACCCGTAGCGTCGGGAGCGATCCAGTCAGTACCTTCACCGATTCGTGAGTTACCGGGAGCTTCGAGCTCGTCAGTTTGCCATTCATGATAAATCGCGGTAGCTTTTGATTTACCGATAGATGCAGTGAAAGGGGTTTCGTCCCTTGTTATCATCGAAATAAAATTAGCAAGGTCTTCTCTTTCAGAGACGTCCTTGTTTGTAGCACGTGCGGGACCTGCTGGTCCGCCTGTACCTCGTACACCAAGTGTATTAGCCATAAGTATTTACCTCCAAGGCTTGAGTTAATATTAAATATTACCCAGAGATCGCTCGGCCATAGCCTTTAGAAAATCCTTCTCTTCACCTGAATCAGCTTTACCACTTAACACTTTAGACCTCAGTACTTGACTTCTATCCTGCTTCTGTTGTGAAACAGTTTTAGACTTTTTTACTGGAGCCTTTTTAACTGGTAATGCCTTACGTTTTACAGCGCCTTTAGTAACGCCTTGTTTTAACTGTCTATAATCATCAACAAATTTCACAATGCCAGGATCTACTACATTATTTAAAACATCCTCTGATATTCCCTCAGATAAAGCAAACTCTCGTATTTGTTTAGCTCTGTCTTCGTTATAGCCGGGAATCAATGTTGGAATTGTTTCGTTAAAATGAGTAATACTTTGTTGCCAAGTTTCTTGAAATTGTTTTTGTTGTTGCTGTTGTACAGCCTTTCCCAAATTTTCTCGTTTATTCCTAGCAGCCCAATACTCCTTTTGTGCTTCCTCACGTTGATCTTTTAATTCAGTTAAATTGTAAGAATCACCATCTTTACGTGCGTCGGTAATCTTTTTTTCAAGCTCATGATATTGATCTGCTTTAGCTTTCTCTTCAGAATATAAGACAGCTAAACTAGCTTTTGACATAGAGTCAATTTCACCTAGTTTACCTTGAAATTCTTCTTCGAGTTTTTTCCTAGCATCTCCAAGCTCACGACCCTTATTAGAAAGAGATTGTTCAGTAGAGTAACCTTTAATAAGATCACCAAAAGATACTTCAGTTTCTTGTCCGTCAATTTTGACAGAGACTTTAGCATCTAAATCCAAATCATCTTGAGTATAAATTTCAGATTCTTGGGTAGCGGCTTGCGCAGCATCCTCAGCTGGAATTTCTTCTCCTTCTGGTTGGACCTCTTCTTCAACTTCTTCACTAACGGCTTCCTCAGATTCTTGGGTCTTGACTTCCTCTGATTGTTCCGGGTCTAACTCAGGCACCTGCTCTTCGGGTAGAGATTCTTCGTCATTCGGTAAAAAATCCGAATTACGAACAATGTCAGCCAGCAACTGATCCTCTGTTCGACCTACGTCTGCTTGGGAATCATCCTTTGGGGTAGAGTCCACTTGTGCGTCCGTACTATCCATTCGCTACCTCCTTTTTTATAGGGGTTGGCTTTGAATTCTTTAATTCCTTTGTATATATATCTTTTAGAGTATATAGGTTAACTAATAACCCTGCGTTCACCTTTGTTTTACCGGGTGATCTCATTGAATCATACTCTAAAGTATTTATCATTGTTTCTACATTAAACAATACTTCTGTCTTATTTACTTCCCTCACTATCGTCCTCCTGCATATGTGGTACGTTCTTTCCATAAGTTTCGAAAGCAATCATCTTTTCTTTGACACTACCTAGTGCCATAGCAGATGCATATAAAAACTCTCGAGACTTGGTTTCGTGAGGCTCGGTTTTTAACCATTGCATAAAGTATTCTACTAATATATCACCATAGACTTGATCAAAAAATCCATCTCGTTCCTTAGCTGCAAAGTGCCCACGTGTGTGGGCCCTTCGTGCTAATTCTTCCGGATGAACCTTATGATTGCCATGGGACGTAGTATTGCTTAGCCTCGTCTCAGCTGCTTTCTTATACTGGTCCATATTAATCCTTAATTAATCTTAATCGTTCTAGGTTTCTTTTCTTCAGGAAGTATTTTCTCTAGTTTAATAGTTAATAGCCCACAAACTAGCGATGCATCTTTTACAATTACATCTTCAGCTAATGTAAACTTCTTATTAAACTTCCTATAAGAAATACCTCTGTAGAGTTTATCATCATCATTTTTATTTTCTTTCGCAGATTTAATTGACAGCATACCATCAGCGACTGTGATCTCTATTTCAGATCTCTCAAAGCCGGCTACTGCCATTTCTATTTTAAAGTTCTCTGCGTCCTCCTTTATAATATTAAACGGAGGATAAGTATCCGTGTTAGTATTTGCGGCTAATCGTTCCACCAATCTATCGAAGCCGATAGTATAAGGGGTGTAGTTATTAAACCAATCTATAATTTCTAAATGTCTGTTCATTTGTTTCTCCTTAAAAAGCAAGATAATAAATGAATAAAGCACTTAAGATAACCATAACCATATGCGTTATCATAGCTTCTTTATTCATTTAAGCAATAAGTGTATTGTATATAATTTCACCACTTTGCGCAGCTGTGCCGTGCGAAGTCTTTACACTTGTTAATGTTTGTGCACCATCGTTAAGGCCTGTTACTATTGTATAGTCTTTAGGTCCTAAACTAATGCCTGATTGTACTACTGTTCCGGCTGTAGCTACGTTGAAGGTAATAGCTCCATCACTGTGATTAGTAACCATAATACTTCCAGCAGCTGAGCCGGCAGCAGTAGTTACAGTTCCTGATTGAGCGGCACCAACGCCTGCAGCACTAAGTGTTACTGTTCCCATTTTGGGTTCCTCCTAATAATTGCTGTGCCATTTGTAATATATCGTTATAAGAAGGATGTGGTGGCACTTTTGCTCCTTCTTTTGTAGCTTTAATACTTAAGTTTGCCCACTCTTGAAAATGTTTATCAATAGCTATTGCTAGTTGTCTAGCATTATCATCTGATGTATTCTTAGCTTGAGCATTAGTATAAACTACGTTTGCTTCTTGTAAGGCAACTTCTGATTGAGCTTTCTGATTAGCAACTTGTCTCTGCATTTCAGCTGCTTCACTCTGTGCTTGTATAGCTTCTGCAGCTTTTTGCTTAAACTCGTCTGTATTATAATCTTCTAAAAAATCGTTACTGTCTAAATTCATAGCTTCTATTATCTGAGTAGCTAATACAGCAGGTGCTTCAGGCCTAATAACTATACCTGCACCTTGCTGATTTAAAGCTGGAAGAACTTCTGCACCTATTCTTTGTAGTTTCGTTAACTTAGAAGTGTTACTATTATCTCCTATATCAAGGAGAATCTCTACATCCATCTTAGATGGTAGTGCGTTCATATCTACGGTTTTTTGAAGACCATTCATACTATAAGACACTTTACGTTTCATGTTCTTATGCATAGTCTCGTAGACTCCAGCAATCAACCGCTTAAAACCAGTTTCAGCAAAACGCCGCGCTATATGTTGAATACGCTTCTGGGCTGCTGATTGGACAGCGGCAAACTTTTGTTCTGAATTTCCTGAAACATATAAAGTATCATTTAGACCTTGTACAGTCTTACTCATACCCGTTGCTTGCTCTTTAATAGTTTGTAAGTGTTCTAATAAAGGAACAGTACCGGTTGATATTGTTTCAGGTGGTAAAGTAGAAACAGCTGCTTGAGGATTCCCGTTAGTAGGTATAATCTGCTTAGGCTTCATATTCTGAAGAGCAGAAAAGTCTACTACGTTAGGATCAGCTAGCTTTGGAGCGTAGTTAGTTAGGTAAGTATTTTCTACAAAACCTCTAAGTATTGCTGTAGATGCTAAGGTTGAACTTCTAGTAAAGTCAGCCATAGATAAACCATAAAATTCAAATGGTATATCTATAGGAACAATTGAAGCTAATGGTATTTCATCCACATCATCTTCATAAATGATATGATTACCTATAGTCATTATGTGTTTTAATTCAGCAATACCATCTCCATCTCTGTCTACTTCAATCCAGCATTCAGTTACATTCACATTGATATTTGCTTCTAATGGTATCTCATGTTGTTCAACAGATCCTTGCCAATACTCTTGTCCTGTTACAGCCTTTCTAGCTGCTACGTCTTGAGAATATTTTGCTGATCCCAACCATGAGGTGTCGTTCATATTTTCAAAATCTATATCTTCTGCTACATCTGGATAGTATTTTCTTATCTCAGATCTAGACATTTGAGTTTGTATTCCTACAAATTGAGCATCAGCTATATCTGTAGATTCTCTTGAAATTCTAAAATTTTCTGGTGGAACTAATTCTAATTTTACTTTAGATTTATCTATTTTCTTTCTTACTCGTACATTAATGTATATTAATTCTACTTCATCGTCAGAAGCTTCTTCAGTCTCAACGGGCTTATTTATAAAATTCAACTCACCAATTACTTCTGAGTTTTCATCAGATAGTATTTCATCAAGCTTTAACTGGGTTATTTCTTCATAATCTTCAAATACATAATCGTAATCTTCTATATAGTCCCATCTGCATACAGCATTCTTCCAAAGCAAAGAAGATTTAATCCAGGAAGATAAAAACTCCCATCCATTGTTTTTTCTAAAGATACAGTAATTAACTATATCACTTGCATCCTTAGCGGATTTGTAAGCTCCAGGACTATCATCATATGGCACAAACCTTGCTAATCTATGATTAGATAAAAATAAATCAGAAAGTATTGCAGTATAAGCTTCTATTACTTCTGTAGTAGAAGTATCTACAATTGTTGAAACTCCTTGAGGAGATAGGTGATCCGCCGCTACACCTGCATATTCGTATGTTGATTTCAATCTTTCTCTAGCGAGATCCGAACTATTTAGGAAATCTCCAGTACTACTTTGAACACCTTGCTCAATCATATTAATAAGCTGTTCATCAGTTACTGATTCTTTATACCCATAACTCTTAGCCATTAATATTTACCTCCCATAGGAGAATATATCTTAGCTGCTTTTTCTAAGTCTATACTAGTGTATTCTCCGGGTCGCGATAGTACCCGAGGTTCTTTTTCTTTATCTTCTTTTTTAGGTTGTTTATCAGCAACCTTCTGAATATATCTTTCTTCTTCTGACATGATCCGCTCCTGGGTTCAATCAAACAATTAACTCGAAATGTGGTCCATCAATAAAAGGTCTACGACCTTCTGATCTTCTTAAATCTATATATGCATTCATGGCATCTTCGGAAGTAGCAGGATAATCTCTAATGTCACCCTCAGACCACGCAGCTCCCCATTTAATAGCTGTTCCAAATTCTTGTGCAGCAGCTTTCATTGCATCGCATATATCATCATATACGTTTAACTCCCAACAAGCAGCTCCATCTACATAAGCCATAAGATCTACGGCATGAGAAAAGCCATCGTCTTGCTTTAAGTGTTTCGAGTTCATAGTTTTAGATCTTCCAGCATCAAATAGTTTTTGCTGTTCTTCTAATGTTCTAACCCCGAACGTAACTCCAAAGTCTACTTTAGTTACTTTTATAGCGTATTTTACAACGTCCACCATATTAGGATGTACATCAACTAGTTTTTGAAATGATCGTTGAGATAAATTAAATGCCATATTATTTCCTTTTAAGCTTTATTTGGATTATCTTTTGTAGGAAGACCGAAGAGCCAAGGTATATTAAAACCACTTTTCTTCTTCTTTTTTAAAGGCTTCATAGCTATTTGACCTTGCTTTTGAGCATCAGTCATTGAATATGCTGTTCCTCCAGCTTGTCTATAAGCTACTACTTTATTTTTTCTTGCTGTATTCTTAGTACTCTTGGGCATTATACTCTCCTATTTCCTGCTCATCCAAGCAGTTGCTCCCATATATGCGCCTACTATACCTGCGCCACTAATATAAAATAAATTACTAATATCTGCTAATGCGGCTATCCTATCTAAAGGCATGATAAACATTACCACCGTGAACGCACCCATTCCGATAAGTGTCCAAGTGGCCATTCGTCTTTGTGCACGCTGTTTCCGTAAATTATGTTCGACTTCCTTAATCTCTTTAACATGCCGGAGTTCTTCATCTGTAACGACTCCGTCTCCATCTTCATCATACTCGTTATACTTGCTACCTTTTTGTAAGGATTTCGTATCTTCCACATTCTTTACCTCAATTTAGATTTTTAGGTTCAACAGAAAACTCTAGATCCATATCTTCCAAAGCCTTCTGCAATTGTTCGTCTGTCATATCAGAAGTCTGAGTGACTTGAGTTATGTCTTGTCTTTGTAGCTTTGGAGCTTCAAACTCAGCTAATACTGTAGCTAGTCTAGTAGCTTCATCCATATCTTCTGCAGCAAGAGCCTTAGTCATTGCTATCCGAAGTACGTCTAATGCGGCTGGGGCATCGTCTTTCACCTCGTCCTTTAAAGCCTTCCAATCGTTAAGTGTTAACTTTAAAGCTTCTCGCGCTTCTTTATTAGCTTTACGCGCTATTACCGAATTTTTTTGGCCGGCGCGCGCACCTTCACGAGTGAAGGGGCGCAGGTTCTTTAGTGAGTTTGGATGTGAATTACCGTCTCTACTCATATCATAATCCCTCGTAATCGTGCTTACCATTACCGTATATGTTTTTAATATCACAATCACAGGCTTCACAGCATTGTCTATTTAATAATGCGCACCAAATCCTGTTTAAATAGTGCTTTATATTACTTATCATTACATACTCCCTAGATGTAAAGTGACAGAAACAGTCTGTAATACTACTAAAACTAGTATCTCAACTGCTATTATCGTGTGGTACACTGTCCACAGTATTGGGAATTTTCTGTCATTTAACTTGTTGTTCTCCTTCATGCGCTTCCTTCCTCTCAGGATCTACGTTTAAAATTTTACATAACAATTCAATGTACTTTTGAAATTGTTCTTCATCCATACCCGTTCCTTATCAATAAATTCTCTAATAGGGGACAGGTCTCAAATACTTCCAAGAAATTGGAAATTTATATTCACAAGACTTATTAATCTTCATTACTATATCTCTTGTTTCTTCTTGAGCATCAGACTTTAAGCGTAAGCTACACACCCTAGAAAACGAATATAAGTTCCCTGACCAGTACCACTCAGTCATCATGTTCTGAGGTAATATCATTCTGGCCATCTCGGGAGCAATACCTTCATTTAAAAGGTTCTTATACGTTTGTTTTATATACTCTAACGTACCGGATATATCGTACTCTACAGTTTCTTTACTAGAGCCTTGCTTTATATTCTTAGCTCTCTTACGCCACACTCTTGGAATATAAAACTCAGGTTCATCATCTACATACCTTCTAGATACTTCGTTCCATACCAGGCCTACTTGGTGTTTAACTAGTTGCCTTGCAACAAAGATTGGAGCTTTTATTTTAAACTGTATAAAGGTATGAGCAAACGGACTCCAATGCTCGTGATCAGCTAGATACTTAATTAGTTTCTCATCACTCTCATCAAAGTCTGTTTTATATTTAGCAAAAGAAACTCTTGCTGCATTTACTACCGTTAAGTCCGTTCCGGCTACTTCCATTACTTGTACTGATGTCATGCACGCACATCTATACTTCTCTGGTATTTTAAAGAATCCAGCATATAAAACATTTGGTTTTTCATATAGTTCTGCATCATTAGCATATAATATATAGCCTTCATGGACTCCCAGTACTCGTGGTTTTCTCTAGCAGTATCTTGTGCTCTAGTATTTATTTGATTACTATTTTCTACTCTATTATGATAAGTATTTATATACTGATTTGTTACAGTATTTATTTGCATTTTATTTCTCCCATCTATAGAATATATGCTTATCTATCCTAGTTGTTCTTGTTTTTGTTTTAGCCCACGCGGGTCTTACATAACTTGCGTGGTAGTGAGTAGCTCCATCGGTTACGTCTAAATTAATACTTTCACCCATTATTATAGATGCGTACCTTATAGCATTACCCCACTCTTTACTCTTTTTTCTAGGCTCATCGCTCTTACCATCACAGTACCAACTGAACTGGCATTTTCCTATTACTACCTTTCCGTTTTTATATGTTAAACCCTGCTTTACAACCTCACATATTGTGTTAGGGTATCTATGATCTTCTACTCGATTCATTACTACTTGAGCTACTGCGAATTGCCCAAGCATCGATTGGTTCTTTGCCTCGTGATATATATTAGTAGCCATACACATTAGTGCTGTTTCTAGTATCATATCCACCTCGTATTATCTGTAGGGGCCGAATCAAATCTCTGATTCCAGGGCACCTTATTTGTTGTTATACGATCATAGTGAGAGCGCAGAACCTCTAATCCAATAGCAAGAGACATTACGTAATCATCATAACACCCAGGTCCTGCTTCTGCTTTCCCATTATCGTTTACTATATAATCTTTAAGCTCCTGTATAATTTCTATACTAGGTATATAGATGTCGTAGTTTTCTATAGCACTTTTTAGGTTTCCTATAATTGTGGGTCTAGTAGCTGAAGTAGTTCTAAACCCTAATCTCTCTCCTTCTTCTTTACTTACATTAGCTATCTTTGTTTGCTTATATAGGTTTACATACCCCATATCATCTAGCTTCTGTAGGGTAGCGATACCCATTGAGTTAGATTCTACAGCAAGCAAAGCATTGTTATAGTATCTTCCGAGATAAAATAAAAAATCTCCGAATTTACTAGGATCTATTCTATTATTTCTATATGCAGCTACTACTTCACGGTTTTCGTTTAATACTATAGCAGCAGAAAAATCTTTCCCTACTCCGAGAGCAACATCAGCACCTATAACATATCCTGTATCGTGATTAGGGTATGCATAGATTTCAATATCACCCTCGCTAGTAGTTTCAAAGAATTTAGAATCTAAGTCTAGTTTCATCTTCTTTAAGTAAGGTACTGGTTCAAGGTCTTGTAGTTTCTTTAAATCGAATACACTACTACCACTTACTAAGAACGCTTCCTCAGAATTACTCGGATACTCCTGGACAAACTTCCTTTCACCCGACTCAGCAATCTTGAGACGACGCCAATATAGCTGATCAAAGTCCAGTCCATGCTCATCCACGAGTTTAAGCTCTGCCTCAGTAGGTTCAAAGGTTTCAGGAGCTTCTCTCCTATATTCAGAAGTGATATACCAAGGTAGAAATATAGGTATATACTCAGACTCACCTTTAATATAACCTCTTTCACTTTGTTTCCAAAGCCTATAAAACTCTCCCTTAGCACCGTTGGCAGTAGACTCAAGGATAACCTCGGTACCATCAGCTTGAGAGATACCTTGGAATAGTCCGGCGAGAATCTTCTCGTCAAAAGTCCAAAAGGCCACCTCACTAAGGTGAGCAATAGTCGGGGTGGTTCCACGACCAGCTTCCGGAGAACCCGCAGTATATAACCTATAACCCGCATTATTATGTTCAAATTTAATCTCCTTTGCGTTTGATGCTATTAAAGGAGGTTTGAATTCTTTTTCCATCTTATCTATTAAGTTTTTGCTCATATTAAATAGAGCATCAGAAGTA